GCCTTCACAGTCTGCTCCTCCGTCGCAGACTGGTTTGCTTCCTCCACCTTTTGAATTTCATAACACAATTTCATCAGTGACATTTCACTTGCTAATTTTGCAGCCTCCTTCTCAATCTTCTTCGGGTCTGTGACGTCCCCTCGGAGCTTGACAAGAATGATGGCCAACTCGGTCTTTGAGCGAGTCATCTGAATTTTAGAACGAAATTAAAATGCGCATGGGAACACAGTGGTTCCTACTGAACCCTGGGGGCTACTCGCGTAGGTTGAAAGGTGTCCAGTGCGTCGTCTCAATCGCCTGAGTAAACTCAGGGTTGCCCAACACGTGCTGACGAATCATAGGCCACAAGTTCGGACACCTTGCAATACTGTCAAGCGTCTCAAATCGACACTCGTCATTTTCATCGTAATTTTTGCGGAACGGAACTTCGGCCCCCTCCATTTTCTTCTTTTCCTCTACGAACCGTTTGATAATGTGACGGTGTTCGGTCGAAGTCATGGGCAAATTGAACACATAGACGTGATAATGATTCAGCACATCCACCCCGTCTTCCACGTCTCGTGGTTCCGGTGTATTCGTAGTAAACTTAAAATAGGAGTAAGACCCCCTTTTTAAGTTTATGAGCCCGCGTGTTTCTTCTTCGAGTTCTCGAATCGCACACCGAAGTGGATTATAGACCTCGCGTCGGCGACACCCGCCGGTGACAAACGTCCACTCTCTGTATCGCCGATCATGGACGATCAAAAAGTGTTGCATGTCGTTCACTTTACTCATCGGTATCGCTATCGCTTTGTGTCGTTCTCTGAGTGGCTGGTCTCGAAGATCTTCCATGATCTTCTACTGATGTTTCTGAGGCAAAAAATTTAGTGAGATTTCCCGTACGTGGGTTATACGATGCTAAAAACACGAAACACATGATAATTGCCAAAAAGATCCAGTGCATTTTCTAATTTTCTTCCAGGTTTTATCCAGCGCTTAGTTGGCGTAGAGAACCGAGCCGAGACCGTTCTGAATCCGCAGAATGTTGTAATTGACTGCATACAGGTACGGGGTCGGGTACGCGCTCGTGATGTTCGTGTTGTACAGACCCAGAACGCCGTTGGGCAGGGTCGGAGGCACGACGATACGGAACGTGTCCAGACGGCTAAAGTTCAGGGTACCCGTGGGCTGGAGCTTGGACGTATCCAGACAGTAACTGATGATCGCCACGTTGGCCACGCTGTTGTTATGCACGTAGCCGTAGGGCGTGTTGTAGTACTGAGGCACGTCCACAAAGTGGATCAGGGACCGAGAGTCGCCCACATCCACACCGTTCACCTGGGTCTTGAGCTGATAGTTGGAAGCGGTCAGAGAGCCCACGCCGTTGGCGTAAATCTGGGCGTAATTGACACAGGGGAATGCCAGGAACTTGACAGGCTGAGCCAGGGCCAACTCCTGAACGGGGTTGTTGCCGAGGACCACGCGCTGCACCTGGGTAATGAGCATGTCGTACTGGGGAGCCTTGGCAAAGTGGTCGCGCTCAGACTGATCCAGATACACGAAGTTCGACCAGGCCTGGTACTGAAGAGACGCGTACGTCGTGGTCGTAACAGCCGTGCCAGTGAAGAAGGAGATGGTCAGACCCGCAGCGATGGGAGCAGTGGTCTGGGGTGGGAAGCTCACAGTGATGCTTGTGGCGCTGTTCACATTCGACACGTAGACTGGCCCCTGGAAAGGCAGACCGGCCACGTACTGCCCGATCTGGATACCGCCCTGGCCCAGAGGGCTCGCAACCTGGCCGATAGACAGAGTCGCGGTCGTCTGGGATGAATTCGTACCCACAGCGACAGCCAGAGGAATCTGGGTCGAGGCCACTGGGGCGTATAGGTTCGCCGTCTGGCCCAGACCAAACTGAGTCGCGATGTTGCTTGCGGCTGTGTTGGCGAAAGACACAACCACGTTAGAGAAGTAGCCCTGACCAGACACTGGAGTGAAGGCGTTCGAGAAGGACTGGATCACAGCCACGTTGGTCTGCAGATTGCTCGAGGCGGCAACCACCATCATACCTGGGAACAGAGGACCGGTCGTCTGACCAATCAGAACGTTCGCCAAGTTGGAGGACAGAACCACGTCAGACGTCAGGTTGGCAGTTGCCTGGGGCTGTGCAGGCAGCAGAGGCGTGGTCGTGTTGCCGATGGTGATCGTCTGGCTCAGGTATGGAGACCACGTAATACGGACCTCCACATCGTGGAACTGGAGGCCGATCAGGGGCAGGCACACGGACCAGTCCTTGCAGAAGAAGAACTTCAGGGGCAGGAACGAGTTCTTCTGGTTATTGAAGGTAGTGCTACCCAGATTCAGGTACCGCTGAGAGTAGGTCTGAGCACCGGTGATGGGCTCGATATCAGTCATGTACTCGATATCCTGGGTATCCACAATCTGACCACCAATCAGGAGCTCGACCTTATCGATGATACGAGTCCAGTCTGGATTCACAAGGTTCGCGCCGTTGCTATCGCGGATGTTCAGGTACACGTAGCTCAGCAGATCGCCCTTCTTCTCGAAACGGATCGTGGAGATGCCACCGGCGATGGGGGCACCCTGGATCACCTGGCGCTCCACGGAGTTGGAGTAGTGCGTGTAGCGCTTGTAGTTGGACCGGTAAAAGGAAACCTCGGGCTTGCCGGTCAGCCAAGCGTCCTGAGGGCCGACGGCGACGAGTTGGACAACACCTCCCGACATTTAGTACTAGCTCATATTTTTTTGCCGTGTCTTAGTTCACAGAAACCGTGTTAAAAGCAGAAGTGCCCATGGCTGGGTCGGCCTTTTTCGGGTCGGCCAAAGAGTATGCCAAGGGGTTCTTCTCGAGCTGCTGGATAGCAATGTCCAGAAAACCGTTTGAAGCTCGTGGATTCGGATTCGACTTGAATTCGTTGAGTGGATCATCAAACTCTGGAGGGAGAACGCCACGGCCTTGGTTCGAGCCCGTAATGCCCATGGGACCGACTGGAACGGGCTCCGACTCGATGCGAAGATGGGTTGCAGCACCCACTTGATTGACTGGATCATTGCGAACGTTCATACGAGCGGCATTTCCGGCACGATCGGGCTTTGTGCGGTAACCAGACGATCGGGTCAAGTCCGTGTCCGTGTAGCACGTCTTACCCTCCGCGTATGGCTGAGAGATGTTGTACTGTGGAGGACCGTCCGAGAGCGTGTCCGTGCGCAGACCAGTTTCCGACCGAATCGTTGGCTTTTTCGTTTTGAGGAAGTTCGGGCGACCTTCTGGGGCAACCAAAGCGCTCTGGGCACCGCCTCCACCGTACGCTCCTGGGTCGCGGAACGCCGTCTTTGTAGCAGCTGCCTGGTGTGTAATGTCTCCGATGTATGCGGCTCCGCCGCTCTTGATGAAAGGGTTGCGTGGCCCGGGACGTCCCTCGAGTGTCGTGAGGCGCTCTTCGTTGATATTTGTCGGCAACGCCCGGAAGTAATCGTGGAACCCGCCGGCTGCAAGAACATTCGGGCCAACGCCGAGACCGGGGCCGATGTTCATGGGCGTTTCAAGGGGGGACAGGTTGTTTTGCTTATTTGTCACGTACTCGCGGTTATACAAGTCATAGACGGGCTGGCCATATGGGAAGCGGCCATTCGTTGGCGTCACGTCCTGAAGGTTTGGAACAGCCTCCTTGGGGCGGAGACGCCAATCGTTCACACGGCGCCCAAAGTCTGGATTCGTGTTCCGAAGATCAAATGCATCGGCACGGTGACCGACTGAGTCCGCCATCATGTCCACGTCACGACGGGTCAGAGGTTTCACGGGTTTCGTGGTTGGTGGGGGAGCGGGAGTTTCCTTCCCGTCGGCTAAAGTCTTCCCAGCAAACACAAGACCAACAACGGCGGCTAGCGCCAGAGGATCCATTGATATTAATGTATCTTTTTTTTAGCGGTTCCACGTCTTGAGATTCTTACTGTAGTACCGCTGAGCAAAGCGGTCGTTCTGGTACTCACCAAACGTGTTGATGGGATTCCAGTCAATGACGCGTAGAGGCAACGTCACGTACGTGTTGGGGAAATCGTAGGTCTGCTCGGACCACCCCTTCTTCCATGAGGTCGTCGTCTGCTCACGGAGAGAGTCCTCGACGCTCGTCTTGTCTTCAAGAACAACCTGCGCTGGACCGTACCACACGCCCGTCTCGTTTACGAGGGGCATGTAGCTAAACTGCGGCATTATTAATCTAATTGTATATTTAAATTTAACGACCGTTTCCGGCCCGCATCTGAGGCCGCTCTGGGAAGGCGGAGTAGAACCGATCTGGGTCACACGCGGCACCGCCCTGGTCGTGACACTTGGCAGCGAAGGGTTTGCCGTACGCCGCCTGAGCAAAGCCCGTTTGATCGTTTGGAATCGTTGTTGCGGGCATTGAGTAGAAATTACGCTCTGCATCACGCTGACGCTCGAACGGGTGAATCTGGCTCCACGCGGTCTGGACCTTGTCGCGAACACTTGGGTACCACGCGGCAGCTGGACGGTCTGGGTTATCTACGTAGTCGCTCAAAAGCACGTTAGCCATCGAGTTCTCTGTGGTTGGAAGCGTAACATTTGGACGCAACACGGTCGAGTACCGAGCATCTCCGATCGTCGTACGGAGGCTTCCATCCTTGATCATGTTTGTGGTCCACATGTAGTACAGAATTGCAAGAACGATACCTCCAAGTGCAAAGACGCGTGCATCCCGGTTAATAAGATACACGACACACACGGCATACAGAACGAACCGAGTCGTTGCCGAGACGCGCTGATCCGCCGTCTGTGTTGCCGTGGGCCAAAAAGTCAGGAGGTCGCTCGACTTGAAAACGTCTCTGGGGTCCATTACTTCTTCTACTTACGGAGATTCTTTTTCTTTTTGCCTGAAGGGGGGAGTCTAGGAGATGGCGTCCTGCCACCTCCGCCCCCGGTGCCAAGAAGGGACGCAAATGGGTTTCCGGCCCCACTGCCCATCATCTGGCTCAGCATACTGTTGACACCGGCCATGAGAGATGCCTCGTCCGGCTGACCGTTCGGGCCAAGCTTCATGTTCTTGGCGCAGTTCTCGGCAGCAGCCTCAATAGCGCTCAGCGTCTCTGGAGGGAACATGCTCAAGGTCGTTGCAATCATATACAGGGACGAAAGGTACTGCCAAATAGCCTGCTTCGTGTTGGCAGAACAATCCTCGCGCTTCCAAACAGCGTGAAGGTTCAGACCCTTTGCAAACTCGTTCTCCTCACAGAAAAACGACTCGTCGCGAGCAGACATTTGTCCGGCCCATGGCGCAATTTGCTTCATAAACGTCTTGCAATCGGGACCAGTCTTTGCAGGCTCGTCGGGGAACACGGTACTGAGCTCCCCGAGGAACTGGGTCATCATCTCGTCGAACGCTTTTACGGTGGTCATTTAACCCAGTTAAAAACCCAAGTTTTTAACTGTCCAGTCGTAGCCAAATCAGAAAGGTTCCTTCAAAACCGGGCCAGAATCACCCTGACCCTGACTGACGATGAAATAGACGAGAAGACCCACCAAAAAGGCGGGCTTGAAATAATCCGAATTCTTCAATTTTTCTTCGTTATTCATTTTTGATTTCAAATAGACATAGGCAACGACGACAGCTGCGGCAATCACACTTGCACTCATGGGCTCGCGAAAGTATTGGTCCATGTCTCTGTTATTACGTGTGGTTTAATTTTTGAATTTTTGTTGGCGCATCTGGAAACAGGGACTCTCCATCGTCAGTTGGTGCCGGCGTTGCGCCTGGAACGCTCGGTGGAGTCAGGGAGTTGTTCACCGTCACGGCCGTATCAACGCCTCCTGGAGTCTTTCCAAACTCCATGTTCCCTGTGTTTTGGGGAAGGGAGGAAACGTCTTCGTTTCCTCCCTCCGGTGGGGCATCGTCCATAAGGTCCGGAACGTCCTCCTCGCCCTCTGGATCTTCGTCCTCATGGTCCATATCCAGGTCCTCACCGGCGGCTGGAAGGGGCAAGTACGTGTTCAGAATCTCGGCGGTCGGAACTAGGTCCTCGATCACTTCCCCAATTCTCTTGCAAAATCGGGTCGTCAAGACCTCCTTGCGTTCCTCCTCCGGCTTTTGGTCCACGATGATACTGGGGTTCTCGTACAGGTCCTTGGCACAGGCCTCATAACACCGCTGGACAAACACGTCATTGGCAGGCAACTTGATACTGATCTTCTTGGACTTTTTGTCCGTGCGAATTGCACTCAGAATCTTGACATGAATCACGAACACTGCCGCCAGAAGATTGGGGAACAGGGGCTGGTTCTTGATGATCGCCTCTGTATTTTTGAGTGAAATTGAAGAGTTCCAGGTCTTGACACCTCTCAAAAGCTCCTGAAACACACGGGTCGTATTCTTGCCCTGAGACTCCTTCTTCGCCTCGAGCCAAATCTCCCAGAACGCTTCGATCATGACGGGAATCATAGCATCACAGAGCTTCTTGGTGAACCGACGCTCAGACTCGTTGAGAAGGTCCATTTAGTACCTGGTGAGAGTAAAACTTTAGTGTTTTTTCGTGATTCGTAGTTTCTCAGCAGTCTTTTTGAGGTTCACAAGACTCGGGAGATAGGTTCCTGGATCGACCTCCTCCTTTTCCATTTCGGAATCAAGTGCAGCAGCTTTGGTCCACTGAACACGGATATCCAAAGGTCCGACGAGGTTTACAATGTACCCGAGTCTCTGGAGCTGGCGACACATGTACTCGACGGTCGTTGGAAGATCGTATCTAGGGTACCCAACCACAAACGGGGGGACTGTGAGTATAGCATCACGGTTCCCAAGATCCGAAGCCACCTTAATTTTACGACAAAATTGCTCAAGAAGAGCACGGTAGTACTCTTTTTTCGCAAGGTCCCGCTTCTTTTCAGAAGCGACGAGTTGTTTGGCTGATAAAGCCATCTAATCTATCTAGTGAATTTTGGGGAGGAACCGCTACGCGGGGAGGAACCGCTATGCGGTTCCTCTAGGACCTCGTCTGCAAGTTCGTCTGTGACACGACCATATTCTGATTGTACGCAGTTGCAATGTTTGTCAGGTTAGGCTGGGGCGGCTGGTTCTTGTATCCCTTGAGCGCACCTTGGAACTGAGCGTCGAGGTTCTTCTGAATATCAACCCATGGCTGATACTTATCCGGCTGATATCCCGCAGACGGATCAACGGTTGCCGAGTCTCCAATCTTGAGGATGCTCACGGATCCGTCCTGTTCTACTTTCGCGCTCACGTCGTACTGGGCCCCCAAGAAGTGCTTCGTATCAAAAAACATGATACGGGAATTATAGCTTCCGTCGGGCTGGATATTCACAAACAACGTATCGATCGGGGCCATATCAGGTTTCATAGACTGGATCTTTTCGATGATTGCCTGGACGACCAGGGGAGGCACGGGAGCCTCCAAGTCCACGTCACTGGCTGCATAGGTCGCGGACTGACGTCCGTTCCATAGGAAGAAAAGGACGAGGATCACGAGGATCAGGATCACAATGTCCTTCATTACTCTAAGCAAACAAAAAAGGAGGGGAACTGCGTTCCCCTCCGCCCCCAAAAACCCTCACCCTAGATTAGATGGCGCTTCTGGTCTATTCAGACAAGTGCAAATTTTCACAGGAAATTATAGGGTTCATCAAGACCCAGCCGGCTCTTATCGAGATTATGAGATTCCATAACGTGACCACATCTGGTGTACCTTCGAAGAAGATTACGAGAGTCCCGACTTTGGTTACCAATGAAGGAAAGATGTGTGTCGGCGCGGAGGTCAAGGCATGGCTCGTGTCCATGATTCCGACCGAGTTCGAGTCCTGGGATTGTGGAAACGGTCTGTGTCAAAACCTCGATGGGACAGACACTCCTGGTCTGTTTGATCTAGACAAGTACGGTGAGTCTCTTCAGCCTATTTTGACTCCAGAATTGGAGGCAAAAATATCAATGAGTGTGACTGACGCATATCAGGCGCAGAGGAAATGAGACCAGTTGCGGAGCAACTGTGACAAGAAGGGATCACGAGTCCTTCGGACTCGGTCTCGCTCTCGCTCTTAAAGATTTCACGCAATTTGAAATGTAAGATGCATTTTCGCACGATTCAAGCGGCGGCCCTCAAATCCGTCTTTGAGGTCTTGAAGGATATCATCAATGATGTGAACGTTTATTTTACACCAAAGGGTATTCACATCTTGACTTTGGATACCGCTCGTGTCACCCTGGTCCACATGGACTTGAGTGCCGACAACTTTGAAGAGTACGAGTGTCCCGCGGATATCGTTGCCGGTTTGAACATGGCGAACGTATACAAGCTCCTCAAGTCTGTGAGTGGTCAAGACACACTGTTCGTTCGCATCGAGGGTCGAGACTATATGGAGATTTTCATAGAAAATCCAGACAAGAAATCTTCGACCAATTTTAAACTAAAATTGCTGGACATCAACGAGGACATACTTGAGTTTCCGGACATTCACATGAACGTCGTGACCACCCTGCCCGCCATTGACTTTCAACGCATTACGAGGGACATGGGAAACCTCGCGACCGAGATGGATATTATCCGTGAGGGTAACACGCTTGAGCTGAGCTGCCGAGGCGACTTTGCCGATCAAAAGACGGTCATCGAGTTTCCGGACTCGGTCAAGCGAACCGGAAGTACATTCAGTCTCAAGTACATTAACCTGTTCACCAAGGCGACCAACATGTGTTCGAGCGTTCAACTCATGCAAGACTCTGAGAATGAGAATATGCCAATCATTTTCAGATACACAATTGCAAATCTTGGAGACTTGAAGTTTTACCTGGCGCCAAAAGTCGAGACTGACTAATTAAAGTTTATATATGATAAAAAGTACATGGAGGCAAGGTACGAAGAAAGGATACGCGCATGTGCGTCAGAAGATGAACTGACAGAGTATCTTCTTTCGTGTGTTCCCGTCATAAAGGAATATACGAAGGATGTTGAAAAGACACCGGTACAATTAACGAAAAAGGTGGCTGGTGTACAGATTGCGTCACGTAAGGGTGTTCAACGTAATGATATATATAAGAAATATCTCAAAGAGGTTGAGGGCGGGTATGATGACGCGCCAAAGGACAAGGATGTCTATGAGACACCTTGTAGTCAATGTGGGGCCATGTATTCTCGCATGTTTGACGAAACAGTTTCTGAAGAGATTTGTCGAGAGTGTGGGAACGTTGAATATATTCTTGGAGACGAGGTGGGTTTCAAGGAGGAACAAGACATTGAGAAACACATTGTGTATTCATACAAACGCGAGAACCATTTTAATGAATGGATTAGTCAGTTTCAGGCCAAGGAGTCAACGACCGTCCCCGTTGATGTGATTGAAAAATTACGAACAGAATTTAGGAAACAAAAAGTCAAAGACCTCTCGGAGATTACACACGAAAAGGTCAAGGCTCTTTTGAAGAAGCTAAATTACGCAAAGTACTATGAACACGTCCCATATATAGCAACTATAGTGAGCGGCATCACTCCTCCAACGATGCCTCAAGCGCTTGAAGACAAATTACGACTCATGTTTCACGCCATCCAAGCACCGTTCGAGAAGCACAAACC